GTGGCACGGTTGGCCTGCCGGATATTGGCGTTTGTGAGTTCCGCACCGATACCGCGCTGTACCGACTCAAGACCCAGATTCTCAAAGGCATCCGCTTTGTTGGCGCGGAACAAACCTAACTCGGTGCCCGCCGCCTCACCTAACTCGGTGGTGCCCGGACCCGTTAAACCCCGGTTCGCCAGTGATTGTCGGAGTAAGTCTTCATCGCGGTCAAACTGCCGATTCAGGAGGTTCGAGCCTTTCTCGAAAAAGGTGTCTCTGACCTCGCCGGGACCAGTATCGAGCCCCTGCACCAGATCGGGTAATCCGCCTTCAAACCCCTGCTGTCTACCCAGTGCCAGATTCAATAACTGCTGGTCCGACTGGGTTTGTGACTCGAACAGTTGCTGAATCTCGGGCGGCAGGCTCAGGGTGGCCTGATTGTTGGCCCCCGGAATACTGCCGGGACGGTCGCTGAAGGTCAGGTTTCCGGTGGGGGTGAACTGGTCAATGCGGTTAAACGCCGCATCCGTCTGTGCAACCTCTAACGGATTAGGCGGCTGAACGGGTGATTTTTTGCCCATTAAAGGCCTTCCTTAGCCATGCTTGATGGTCAGTTTTCGTCAGTCCATAGATGATAATATCACCATTAACCGAGGCTTTTTTCAATTTACCTTCATGTTTGAAGCCTACGCCCTCCTGGAACTTCCTGGATCGGCGGTTATTCTTTGCCGTCAGGGTCGTCAGGCGGTCACATTTCAGGTCGTCAAACAGCCAGATACCAATGGCCCTTATGTTCTCCTTGCTGGCCCAGCGTGGCGTCGTTGCCGCAAAAGCCACAAAGATATTCGGCACGGAATACTGGTACGCGACAAACACGCAAACGGTCTTACCTTCCCTGGCAAAGCCTAGCGTCTGGAACATCGGTGTGCCGTAACGATCAAAACCAAACATTTCCAAATTCTCGTCGAGAATATCGCACGCCCATTGTGCCAGTAATACGTTTTCCGCCTGGTTCTTCGGCACTACGATCAAAGCAAAATCCCTCCGGGTTCGTACACAAAGTCGTTGTTAAACCACAGAACCTCGGTGTCCTTGATGTTGCTTTCCACGAATAACTGCACATAGGTTCCGCGGCCGTGCCCCCTGAACCACTCGGTTCGCGAGTCATTAATGGTGGAGTCCGGCCATGTCCACGGCCAATCCACGGGTAAAACAGTGCTTTGATCCGCCTCGATCACCAGTGTCTGCTTTGTACCTTTATTGGATAACGCCCCTCTGCCCTTGATATTGATGCCTTCAAAGTCGTATTTCAGCGCCGTTGTCAGGGTCAGGGTACCGTTAGACATGATGCGGCTACGATACGCTGTCACCAGTTTTTCCGAGTTCTTCCCAAGGATCGAGGGCGCTGACAAGGAAATACAGGAAATGGCCGAACCACCATCGTTCGTGCCCGTATATTTATTCACCGTGCCATCGGTGCTGCCAAAATACAGGTCGCCCTTGTACTCCGCCCAGGAACGCGCATTGATGCCGGTAAAGCGTGTAGCTGCGCCGGTCTTGACGTTGATAACGTGCTGTTCACTCTCGGTCTGGGCTGCTGGCGGTCCTTGAGTAGACGTTGGCACGTTGATAATCGCCAAGCCCTCTTTGGGGGAGTAGAACGCTACCCACCCCGAACGATTGCCGTTCAGCGCCACCGCCTCGGTTGCCGCCCCGGATAGCTTGGTGTTCTTGCCACCGCCTTGGGTAATAAGCTGGTCCGGGAGGTAGATGTAATCACGATCCGTCACCACCAGAAGCCGGCCAAACACCTGCGTAATGGCGTGATTGCTGACAATCTTGCCTACATAGAATCGTCCGATGATAAAGAAGGCGGCGCCGGGGTCGGTTCCCTGATAAACCAGCACCTCACCCTCGGAGGTGAAGATGGCGAGGAAGTCGTCGGGTCCAGAGCCGCCATCCACCGTCCATGAGTTGATGGATACGACACTACCACCCCTTTCCGCAATACCGGCGAGCGGAAACTTTGTAATCGTACCTGTTGATGCAAAAAGCTCTGTATACCAGAAGGCAAGCTCGTCAGTGGCAGCGTAATATACCCGGTTCTTGAACACATGGGCGGCAAAGAACTTTGCGGAGATAGCACCGAGACTAAAGCTGGCATCCGTGATCGAGGTTCCATCGTATTCCTTCGGTACACCCCCACCGTTACAGAAAATTAACCGATTGTTAAAATTAATCGTGTCCCACGGCAAAGGCGAAACATCGTTGATAAGTTCTGTCGCGGTACCGGAGGTAATGTCGTAGATAGAAGTGCCACCAGCCGCGATGAACTTCTCGGTACCGAGGCTGGTGACAAAGGGCGTCAGGGTGTGTACATCACCCGTCCCCACGCCAGAGGTAAACTGTGTATAGCCCTTACGGGGCTTGAGCGCATTGATGTCCGGTACCCAGTTATCCAGCACCTCGGCATCCCGAGGCGGCATATTGCCGACCTCATCGCGGGTATTCCAGCCACCAATAGGGGCAGGCGTAGAGGTGCGCCGGGAGGTTCTGACGCGGTTACGTGCTGTCGCCCTAGATACCAATACCTGTCTCCGGGATATTCGGATACCTGAAGCTGGTGCCACCATCCATCTGAATCTTGCCGGCGCCGCCGTCCTGGGCCTTGGCAATACCTAATGCGCGGTCAAACTCGGCCTTTTCTTCAATGTAGGTTTGCGACAAAGCGCTCAACCAGCGCCACTTGATCGACAGTTCGAGGAGTGAGTCGGGGAGAATGAAGGTGTCGTTGTCAGCGGTAAAGGCGTTTTTTGCCACGCCGGTTGAGCTTTGAGCAAATTGATCGGAGATGTATTCGTAAGCGAGCCCCACCTTGACCTGTACGCCATCGCGTAGTTCAAACTCGCACTGCGTAGCCGTAGGGGTGGGGTCGATAAACAGTTCTTTCTGTTGTTCGTTGGCCTTGATGCGCCAGCGCTTGTAGATGGTGACTTGCGTTAGACCAGATTTGAACTCCTGCCACACCTGCGGTGATACGGGCGTAACCGGGCGAGAATCAACCCGGTCCCATAGAGTGCCATTCACAAAGCGGGAGAAGTCCGAAGGTAACTCGTAAGACGGCTGGTTTTTGACCAGCGTGAACTCGTGTTCCTTCGTGAGTATCGTCCAGGGGTATTCGTCAGCCAGCCTTTTTGCGGCGGTTTTTGCTACCTGCAGGACGACCCTTGCGTCTTGGTTGTTGTTCCCCACCAGCGTTGACGGACTTGGAAACCCCGTCTCCAGCATCACGTTTTGGCACAGTTGCAGTAGTGTCGCCAAGTTTACTCTCCAGTTCTTCGATGCGCTTCTTCAAGGCATCTACATCCGGTCCCTTTCGGTACTCAAGGAACTTGCGAGCCTCGCGCTTCATGGAAACGCCACGACCCCCGAGATTCCGTAACTGGCCGTCCGGGTAATCGGCCAAATCCTCTACCGTCCTCACATGATACCGCTGACAGGTGGCAATGTCTGCCGGGGTCAGCATGGGGAACTCTTTGAGGGGTACGCCGTTCAGAGGGGCATCCGTGCCCTCCACAAAGGCCTTCCAGTGTTCCGGCCAGCGTTTTTCGTCTTCGGGGCGTTTGGGGCGCTCAATGACCGATTTGGGGTCGCCCTTGTTGATGATTGTGACCCACACCACATCCTCGAAAGCGACAGGATCGCTGTTAGGGACTTCCTTTGCTTCGTAACGGAACAGCGGGATACCGCCATCGTTTTTGTCTTTTGCGAAATCTATAGCATCTTGCAGAGAATCAAACATTTGGCCCCTCCAGGGTCTTTACATCCAGTACAGAATTACATTCTGCCCATAACTTCCACCACTCATCGGCATATTCGCAATCCTGGTATTCCTTGAAATAAGGCCCACCCAAGGTGAAATGTACCAGATTTGCGTCTTTATTAGCAGGATATTCGCCCACCAGGTGATTCCAGCTCGCCGGCAGTTCGCCCACGGACCTGGCCCATTCAAACTGGTGCAATGATAATCCTGATGCGATATTCACATGATGTTTCGAGAGTGAGCCGCACTTCTCGTTATTGAACAGCATCACCGAGGACCAGTTCTTTTTCTCATAGCGGGTCTGAACCGCACCTAAAAACTTGTCCTCCGGCTTTGGTTCGTATTTGTGCTTCACCACCATCACATCCGAATCGTCCGCCATCTCGAACAACTCGGAAATATCCGCCCTTAACATCATGTCGCAGTCCATGAACAGGCTGTGCCCCTCGTAATCCGAGAGATAAGGCACCAGAAAGCGCGTAAAAGCGAACTCCGTGGAGGCTTTGTAATCGGTGTTATTGAAACCGTGCAGATGCCGAATGTTCAGCGGGGTTATACGCACCGGCTGTGTAGCGTGCTTGATAATGGAGTAAGTGCAAACTTGGTAAGCCGCTATTTCACGTCTATCGAAACCCACGAAGATGTTAAGCATGGACCATCTCCGCTACCAAGTCCTCAAAAGAGGTTGTTGACTGCCAACCCAGTTTCTCAAAGGCCTTTGTGGGATCGCCGCACAAATGGTTGACCTCGGCCGGCCTGAGAAACTTCGGGTTGATCGTGACCTGTGGGGTGACATCAGCCGCCTTAGCCGCCGCATTCACAAAGTCGAGGACACTGTGAGACTCCCCTGTGGCAATCACAAAGTCGTCCGGATCGTTCTGCAGCATCAGCCACATGGCGACCACGTAGTCTCTGGCATGGCCCCAGTCGCGTCTGGCATCAAGATTCCCAAGCTCCAGCGGACCTCGTATTCCCAGTGCTATTTTTTGCGTGACGAATTCCTTACCACGTAAAGGTGACTCGTGGTTGAAGAGGATGCCGCAAGAGACTTTGGTGCCGTACGATTCTCGATAATTAACGCACAGAGAATGGGCCAGAAGTTTTCCGCAGCCATAGGGAGACC